GACCTGACGTCTTCTGCTAAAGTATTATCGTATATATCTATCATCTACATTATTGTCCAAATAAGTGTAGACGTCGCCTACTGTTAGCATCTTCTCTGCATGCTCGTCTGATATTTCAATATCAAATTCATCTTCTAACTCTAAGATTAATTCAACTGTTCCCAGTGAATCAGCCCCGAGGTCGTTTACAAAATTACTATCCATATCTATATCCATTTCGTCTATACCCATATAGTTAGCTATTGTTGTAATAAGTGTTTGTTTTAAATCCATAGTTTCCTACTTACTGTTAATTTTATCTTTTGCGGTTCCAGCATACAAGCCGAACCATGCTGCGCCAGCACCTACTATAATACTAATAAGTCCTGATTGTTCTAAAGTTGGGTCTGGTAGTTCCATAAACCAAATAGTAGAGTAGTATAATAAAAACATATATACACTTAAAAATGCTCTTGGGAATATTCTCCAAGCGTCTACCATTTGAGACAACCATATCCATCTTTGCCATGGATTATCTGGTTCTTTTTCGTTCTCCATCTCCATGATTGTAGTTTTTAATTCTCCGATTTCTTGAACCATTGCCATAAACTTGTTGAGGTCTATCTCAACTTCATTACGACTCATGTCCCCAGAGAATTGCTCACTAGGCTGTGCCATATTGTTCTCCCGAACAGCTCTTTCGAGCTACTTATCCATATCTCGTATGAATTTATATTTGGAATCATTTATGTCTATGGGTGTTATGTCTATTGACTTAGGAGGTTTTTCACTCGCCATGAGAGAACCCAAAGTTAGTTTATCCTCATTATCCCACTCACAAATGATTTCAATTTTATAATACTGCTTTTTGTCTAGCATTCTTCACAGCACTCGTCTGTTCCACAATCGTCATGAACTTCGTCATAATGTAATCCATCATTCCCGTTTTGTCCTATGACATTCATTCGTTTGTCTGTCTCTGTTTCATTCCACGCTACTTTTCTTTGATGTGCTTCATTCCATGCTTTCTTTCTTTCCTTGTTAGTCTCATCTCTTTTCAACTTCTGGAAAGCTTCTGCTATGTATTCTTCTAGTGTCATTCCTCTTGACTCAGCGTGTTCTCCACACTTGACAATAAAATCGTTAGGAAGGTCTATATTTCTCCCTTTATACTTAAATTTCATATTATCTTCCTGCAAACATATCGGCTTCTGCCTGTCTGCGTCTAGTTAGTCCTTCAAGTTCTTTACCACCTGCTTTGTTCCATCTTTTCATCTGAGCAGGTACTTCATCATACTTGCCTTCATTTAATACTCTCAACATGGTTGAACTTTTTAAGTTAGATGGTCCGAGGTTATATGTCCACGATACTAAAGCATCAAACTGATGTTGATGTAAAGGAACTTTCACTAGCTCATTTACATAAGTTTCATACTCTTGTAGTTCTTCTTTTAGCATCTCTTCACCTTGAGCGCTAGTTATAACCATGTCTGGGGTTACGCCTTTGATATGTCCGTAACCAATAGTCCAGACCCCAACTGCATCTTGATATGCGTGAGTCCTGAACCCTTCAAATTCTTTTATTAGGTCTGTGCCTTTATTACTTATATACATATGTATTCCTATTAGTATTAATACTAATGCCAGTAATATCCATTTTAAACGGATATTAATAGCAAAAAATGCCTACTTTAATTGTAAAAAATAAGTTGTTTATCATAATTAAAGTCCTCTGAAAAAGAGGGCTGCGTTAACCCCGTATGCCCTCTTTATAGTGTAAAGTTAATTGATATCAATAAACTTCGGTTTTTCTTCATCTGGAACTTCGATACTTAGTTTTACTACTAGTAATCCCTGTTCCATTGAAGCGTCCTTTATCTTAACATATTCGCCAAGAGTAAAGACTCTACGAAAGTTTTTACTCGAAATGCCTTTGAATATGAACTTTTCGTTATTAGCTAAATTATCTCTGCCTTTGCCTTCGATAGTGAGAGTTCTGTCATCTTGTTTAATACTAATCTGACTTTTATCCCAACCAGCTAAATCCATTTCGATTCTATACTGTTCTTCCCCGCCTTTGATTATGTTGTAGCGTGGGTAGTTTCCTGTTGTGCCATGGTTGGCAAGTTCATGTTTCATTCGGTCAAAACCGAGAAATAGCCTGTCAAAGTCGGCTAGACTTCCTAATGTGTTTACCATCATCTT